GTTTCAAGATTCACAAACACATTACCAGTCTTTGGATAAATTACATCAACACAAGTATTATGATAACGCTTGTCTAATGAGCCATACCAAGTGCGCACACTTTTTGCGTGAACGTGACCATGGGCATTGCATTTACCACGCAATTCAGCAGGGTGAATTGGTGCATGGCTCAGCCACATTGCTTTGTATTTGATAATACCATGAATCTCTTCAAAAACTTGAGACTGTAGCTTAGTGCTAACAAAATCATCATGATTGCCTTTGATAAGTATTTTTCTGCCTTTGAGGTTTCCCAACGTTTCCAATGACTGATCATCGAAAGCTGCGTCACCTAAGACATAGACCATATCGTTTTTACGAACAGTCGTATGCCATAGGTTGACAATTTTATTAGTGTTATCTTCAACAGAAGAAACCCAAGGACGGTATTTTGGAATGTTTTTGTGTCCAAGATGAGGATCACTAATAAACCAAACAGCCATTATTTTGAGGGTGCGCTTTTAATTTCCGTAAAATCAGCAATACGATTGAAGATTTTTCCATCCTGAAAGTCTTCCGACTCGTATGCCAATACATAGCCGCCAATTTTTTTGGCGCAATCAGTAGCCCAACCCAAGGCTCCAGAAAGGATGCCGTCATAAGATTGATGAAACTGGTTTTTCTTATCAAATACTCGATATTTTTGTGTTTTCATATGTTGTTAGTAAGTTAATTTAAAGGCGACCCGACCAAGTTTTTCATTAGAAGACAAGAAGCATTCGATGAAAAGGTTATTTTGGTCAAGAACCGTGGAGACAATTTGCATGAAATATTCCTCGTTGTCAAGAATTATTTTATGATATTTTTGCTCAGGCAGAAAAGCAATGTCCGAGCAGTTAATTTTATCGCCATTTTTCCAAGGGAATATTGGATTTTCGCCAATAACTACTATTTGGGGTGTTTTATTCATTTTTTAATTACTGTGTGTTTGATTCCGTTTGTGATGTCCGTGATTTTAATCAAAGAAAGAATATCATTTCTTCCTCTCCGCTGATAACCTGTGTAAAGAGGCATCTGGATATCTACGTTAAGTTTTGAAATATCGCAAAGTTTTTCACATAGCCTCGCCAAAAGCTTCCTGTCAACAAGAATAAATTCGTTTTCTCTTTCAAAAGCAATAAGGTGAGATGCTCCGTATAGCCACCCCCTTTTACCTTGGACGTTGGAAAATTCAATCCAGATCAAATCGTCATTGAAGCCACTGTCTTTTCTTTTGATTTTTTTACGCGATTTGACATCTACTGCCAAACGGGGTAGAGACTTTCCCTGAATCCAAAAATCAATATGTTGAAATTCTTCTCTTTGTGAAGAACGCTCGCAGCTCAACTCAGCTTTGCGCATGGCGATTTCAAATGCCGTTTCAGCGTTATCGCCAGCCTCAAAAGCGTCTCCCTGTCTATCGTATTTATGTTTGTAAGCCATTTTTCTTATACCATAATACTGAAATTGTGCCGTTGTCAACACAAATTTTTGCATTTTTATCTCTTTTTTTTACTAATTGGAACATTGGCTCAGGCTTATGTTCTCGTAAAAGCGTTGTGTATATCGTGGTAAGGTGTGGATTTTGGGCAAAATACCAATCGCGAAACTCTTTTAAATCGCGCAAAATATTAAATGGTGAGCCATAGACAAACTCTATGCACCCATTTTCATTTTCTTGTTTAATCGCGACAAAGAATTTTACCTTTTCATCGAGTTTATAAACGAAAACTTCTGAGACTTGATGGAGGTGTCTGTAGTAATTTTTAATTTGAAATAGTCTTGCAGACAAAGAAGGCAACATACAAAAGTTGTATGGTTTTGATTGTAGACAAAAGCTGACAAAATCATTCAAAACACTTTGATCTAAAGTATTTACTCGTTGAAAGTTCATTGTTTTTCCGTATTATAGTGTAAAAGATTGCATGGGACAAGGACAAGATAGAATCGCTCAAAGTTTATTGGAGCTAGAACCTACTGCTATTGTAGAGTTTTTTCAACTGTATTTCAATACTGTTGATAAACCAAGTTCATATATTGCCTTTCATGGTGGTTCTGTTTTTCAAAAAGGTATCGTATGGCAAGGTATTGAGTATTTACCCATCCCTGTTGAAACTGAGGGTTTTGAAGTTAACGCCAACGGTAGGTTGGCTAGACCCAAGATACGAGTCTCCAATAAAGATTATTTCGTCACCGATCTTTTGCTTGAAAACGATGACTTGCAATTCGCTAAATTAATCAGAAGAAGAACATTTGTTAAGTATTTGGACAATGTTAACTTTGATGGCGGCAATCCTTGGGGTTTAGCTGATGCCTCCGCAGAGGTATCTGTTGACACTTTCGTGATTGGTCAAAAAACCGTAGAGAATAAAGTTTTTGTAGAGTTTGAATTGACATCGCCGCTAGACTTGGAAAGTTTTGAAGTAAACAATAGATTGATTATGTCTAGATATTGCTCTTGGTATTATAGGGGCAACGGATGTAACTACAATGGCATACCTGTTGCAACAGAAAATAATGAATATTTAAATGTTAATTTTAATCAATTCCAATCCGCACAGCAAAACAAATCAATAGGAGAGTGGCAACCAAACAAAACCTATGCATCGGGAGATGCTATTTATTTAGAAAATACTAAAATTACTGTAACAAACCCTCAAAATAATAGTGAGAAAAGTTTTGCTAAAATTTGGTATGTCTGCAAGCAAACGCATACTAGTTCATCAACAAATAAACCAGATATCAATCAGAACTTTTGGAGCAAAGATGGCTGTAATAAAAAACTCGATGGATGCAAATTAAGATTTGGTAAAGGCGTTTCTATATTTAATGAAACTATTGTTAATACTGTAGAACATCGTGTTGATTTTACAAGCAGAGTTGGGTCTTTAAGATATAATAATATTGCCCCAAATGCGGCAGTATATGTATCAAGTGGACCAGCTGGATCTGGATTTATCAATGATTTGCGAATTGGCTCTACCGTTAATTGGTTATCTGAAAGACCATTAACTGGTTTAGTTACTTTAGAGTGGTCTACTCCAAGAAATATTACAGGTTTACATATTTATGATCACACAAATACAAGTAATAATTATGGAAACGCTTTTGTAAGATATTTTAACTCTAGTAATCAGGTCATTGGTTCTGGATTAATGAGAACCATTCCAACAAATGGACTCACCCCTTTGACTACAGGCGTTAACCCAAGCCTCGCTATTAAAAAAATTGAAATAAGTGGATCAGGAGGGTCCACCTCTAACGTAGGATTAGGAGAAATTGCTGTTTTTGAAGCGAACGTTCCATATATGTATTATAACGAAACGCTGCCAACTCCAATACATAGGCAAAATTATTTTCATATAGCAACAAAAGTATCTTTAACTGGTCGCAACTTAGCACCAAATGAAATATATTCAATATATCATAACCTAAATACAGGAATCACTGGGTCAAGATATAGTGGAATTAATTTATATCTTTCTGGAAATAGTATATGCTTAGATTTTGCAACTAAAAGAACAGGTCAGGGAGCTGCCGTAGTTCCGTTGAGAACAGGTATTGTTTTACCTTGGGATAACGATCAATATAAAGCTGTTCATTTAATATGTTCGGGTGGTAGCGGAAGCGGATTAACCGCTGCATCTTCTTCTGCTGGATATATTGAACTAAGATATGGTGGTAGAAGTGCGCAGTATACCATAAATAATGCATTGGGAGAATATTTTTTGTTTAAAAATCCAGAGTATCAATTAGGTATTGGAGTGGGAGGCGATAGATTGCAGTTTGGCATTAATAATTGGCAATATCCACGACTTCAGACTGCTGGAAGTTTGCCTAGTCCACCATTAGGTCAAATAACACAAGGTTTAACTCTTTATAGTCCAATTTCTTTTGGGACTACAGCTATTTGGACTGGTAGATTTGGCGAGCAAGATAGAATTAGTCAGTTTGATTTGATTCCAAATAACTATTCCAAAGTTAATGGTCGTAGTTCGGTAACGAATGATTTATTGGGTTGGTGGGATATGCAGCATGGAGGAGGAGGTCTCATAGCTGCAAGCAACAACGCATCAAGAAGTTTAATCGTGACTGGGAGCAATATTGCTGACACTCAAAAAACAGCGACCTTTCAAGAAACAATTTCTACACAACTTAATCAACCTAAACAAAGTGAAGAACTTCCATTTGGAGGATTCCCTGGAACAGAAAAATATGGATAATATATTTAAACACAAATTCGTAAACCGTATAGCTAAATTCATTAAAGAAAAGTCTCATGTTGAATGCAATAATGAGATTTGCGGATTTATTGGCTGGGATAACGAAGAGCAAAAATTTGTTGTCACGGTAGAAAAAAACCAAGCAGAAGACCCAAGAAATTTTTTTACTATTTCCCCCGCTTCATATTATCTTTTTGCTAAAAAATATGACATGTTGAGTATTTTTCATAGTCATATTGTTGGAGATGAACAGCCATCTGAATTTGATATTAAAATGTCTGAAGCTAGCTGTGTTCCATTCGTTATATACTCTTTAAATACAGAAAAATTTCATATTTATGAACCCCACAACCTCGATTTAAATGTAAAAGCTCTTACAAGGCTCAAGGAAAAATTAAAATGACACAAGTAACATTACACGGCATATTGGGACAAGAGTTTCAAAAATGTTTCAATCTAGCGATCAAGCGACCAAAAGAGGTGTTTGATGCTATTTCTTGCGCATACCCACAATTTCGTAATCGCTTGGCAGAATTAGCTAGACAAGGTATTCATTTTGCTGTGCTTATTGATGGTAAAAGAATTGAAAAAGCAGAAGACTTAAATATTTCAACTAATCAAGACTTAGATATTGTGCCAATTATTTGTGGGGCTGGTAGTAATGGTGGCATTATAGCTGTTATTGCTATTGGTTTGCTGACTGGTGGAGCTGGACTAGTTATGTCTGTGGGATGGCTTACTAGTATCGGTGCTAGTATTGCCCTTATGGGTCTACAAATGGCGCTAGCTCCTAAACCAAAAATGGAGAGACCATCATCTGATGTTAGTGGAGCAAAGCAGTCTTTTAACTTTTCCTCGAAAGCTAACGTAGCAGAACAAGGTATTCCTGTTCCTGTTGGATATGGTAGATTAAGGGTTGGTTCGGTTGTTATTCAATCAAGCGTTAAGTCTTATCCACAAGCATTTGCAGAACAAGATATTTTCAGTGAAACCACAGAAACATCTCAAGCTAGAACAAACATTAGGCTATGAAGCATTTAAACAAGAAATTTATTTTTAGGGGCGCTGGTAAATCTAAACCTAAGCCAAAACCCGCTGTTTTGAATCCCCCAAAAATTGGAGCTTTCAAAGTGGCTTCGTCTTATAGTGTTGCTGAAATTATTGATTTGATATCTGATGGACCAATCGAAGGTTTGGTTGACCAAAATGGCGCTGTATTAAAGAATGATATTTTCAAAGGAATTTATTTAGATAATACCCCGATTCAAAATACTCAAAACGAACAAAACATAACTCCCATTGGATCTTTAGATGTCACAGCTACATTTAATAATTTTGCAAGAATTTGGATTGCTAATGGAAAGTTAAAGCAATTAACTAGACAAAAAACTAACTCTTTTGGAGTATTTTTAATGCTTTATTGTGCTAGATATACAGCAAATAGCTTCGGCTTAATAGAAAATTTAATTGCAATACCAAATTTTCCAATTCTCACAAAAACAAGTTCATTTTTGCCAAATTTTTGGAGTTTGCCAAATTTATTTATTTACCATAATGGCAATAATGTTATCTCTTCCAGCGCTTTCTCAACGTTTGAGCAAACAATTAAATTGATAGCTAGTAACCAGAATGATTCTCCATCCAAAACAATCGCTGAAAAAAACATATCTAAAATTGATTTGTTTAAAAAAAGAATACTTGCAAATAATTCTGTTCCCAATCAAACGGCACAACCAACAGGGAGAGGTTACGCAGTAAGCGTTTTTGTAGATAGAACTGATATTTTTCATTTTTATCTAGTTTTGCCTATTGAGAATCAATTTATTCCCACATTACAAAATATCAACGCTTCAGAAGAGATATCATTTAATATAGATGCTTTAAGTGATCAAAGAGGATTGAATGTTGATTTTTTCATTCAACCAGAAATTCAAGACAATCAATCTTACAGCGGTAAGATAAATGGTTTTGTTGCGATATCAATTCCCACAACAGTTAAGATTGTTGGTAGCGGTTTAGTTGATTTGATCTTTCAAATAGACCCAAGTTTTTTATTTGCTTTTAATAGACAAAAACTGGAGATTGCGTTAAGAAAAGGAAATCAATCGATTGCTAATGAAAAAGACTTGTTTAATTTTTCAAATGTTTCTTCTGAATTTAAAAATGGAGAAGAGTTTCAGTCAAGTTTAACTTTTTTTGATAAAGTTCATAACGATTATTTTTACGAATCAAAACTTTTTGGTCCATTTGATAGAAATAAAGTAATTCAAAGAATTACAGCAGTCAACAATTCTACAATATTTCAACAAGGAGTTGCTGGATTACTATTTAATGGTTCATCATCTGCAAGCAATACTCTTTCAATTTCAAATAACGATGTTCTCAATAATCTCGAAGGATCTAGAGATGTGAGAAGCACTGATCCAAAATTAATTTTTTCATCAGATCAATATAATAATAATTACTCTGATTGGAACAATGGAAATGAATCTCAAAATGTAGAGGCTGTATCTGTCACTCATACGATTGAAAATCCATTAACAGAACAAATTGCAGTTTCAATCTCTGTCAATAATCTATCTGATACTATTCATGTCACCTATTCTGGTTTAACAGGCATTGATGGCTCTAAATTAGAAGCTGGTTCTAAAATACCAACTACAGTTATCATTGAAATTGAAACTGGTAAACTAAATAATGGCACAAAGTCAGATGTAGTTAAATACAACTACCTTATAGCTGGATTAATTGAAGGCGGCTGTATTATTGATTTCGGTGGAGACTATCAAGATCCAAATAAATCGATAGAAGATACTGTAAAAATTATCAAGTCTGACGGAAATATTTTAGAAAACTACCTAAACAAACCATTTCCTATCCCCGCTTTAAGTCAAGGGGAAGATCCAACTACGACGAAACGATATGTTAAAATTACTAAACTATCTGCCGAGACAAACTCTGTTTTAATCAATAAAGATCTTGCATTACTCAAGGTTACAGAAATTTTAAATCAAAAACTCTCTTACCCGTTTTCTGCAATTAATGGTATTAAATTAGACGCTCGCGCAGTCAATTCTATTCCAGAGAGAAGCTATGATTGTAGGTTAAAAAGAGTTAAAATCCCCACAAACTACTTCCCTTTGACTGCCAATGGGCAAGACAAAAGATATATAAAAAGAGCTTCTGATTACACATCTCTAGAATCTATATACGTTGGCGACTGGGATGGTGAATTTCAAGAAGGTTGGACGGATAATCCAGCGTGGATTCTATATGACCTTTTAACGAGTCAAAGATACGGATTAGGCTCTTATGTCGAAGAGTCTCAAGTTAATAAATGGGAGCTATATAAAATTGCTCGCTTCTGTGATGCTGTAGATGACTTAGGCTACTTTATAGGTGTAAGTGATGGTGTTGGTGGATTAGAGCCGCGCTTCTCTTGTAATATCGTATTTAAAGAGCAAACGAAAATTTATGACGCTATCAATGTTGTGGCTAACCTATTCAGAGGTATTGTGTTCTTTGGAAATTCGGAGATTAACTTTTTAGATGATAGACCAAGAATTCCCATTGCTTTATTTAATAATGCAAATGTAAAAGATGGTGTTTTTAACT